TTACCGCCGTAAGTGCTCCGGCTTCCTCCACTGGTAAGTATTTTTCGCGCTCTCCCTCCGTTGTTGAGAACGGCGACGGTATGCCAGCAACTCAAGGACTCTGATCCGTATGTCGCGCATATCCACGCCGTTAAGCTCGATACCGTCACGGCGCATCATCTCAGCCACCACACGCGCGTAATTTTCGGCTATCACGCTGTCCGGCTGCGTGGCCTCCTGTTTGCTTGATGGTTGTTTGATTCCGGTAACGCGGCGGATTAATCCCAGCAATTCAGATTCTGTCATAGTGCGCTACGTTACTTGTCTTTATTCGGCTGCAACTTATCCGGCACATTTCCGGTAGTTTCCATCAGGTAATCAGCCAGTATCTGCGGGAGGTTGTCGTCAACTCCGGCACTGGCATTACAGGCTTTAGCCACTTCCTTTTTAAGTCCATCCAGCATAGCCGGAGTCATCTGTGGGAAGCGCCTTTGCATGGTAAGCGGCAGGCTGTCCATGATAGATGAAATCTGACTCGCCAGTTTGGAAAGAACATACATACAAAACTCTGTATCAATAACGTCGCCGCGTTCGCGCTCGTTTTTAAGCTCCTGCGCCTCTGCCTGTGCTGTCAGTAATCTGATCCTGACGCGTAAAAGTTCATCGTCATCAATATCGCCCGTTTCGTTTGTAATCTGGCTAATTGCATTGTTAACCCGATTATCTATTACACTGGCAACATCATAGAATGCCTCACGGCCCTTACGCTCGACGGGAATCACTCCCCACTTATCAAACGCAGTGGCGCTTACACGGCAACTTTTTGCCATGTTTTTTTTGTTCATCAGGTGCAATTTCATTGATACCACAACTTAATTACTGTTTCAGGTTGGTGTATTGATTGTATTTTTCTCTTCTTATTCATAGAGATAGAGCGAACAACAAAACCACCACCAGCCCCCTGAAAATGCTCATAAATAGCGAAAACCCGCGCGCCTGACGCCCCGTAGCCTACCGGATCGCCGGAAAGGACCCGCCAGCCAGAACGGGCCCTAATTTCATCAACCAATCAACTTATAGCGACCATCCCGTGCATTGCGACGTACACGCTCAATCTTGAGGCATAGCGCCGCATCTGGCTTTTTTGGGACAGGTACGCGGCAATATTCAGAAGATCGAGGAATATTGTTTATCCAGTCGATCACTTCACTTAAATACCAGGCCTTACGCCCTTCCGTAACCTGTACGCGTTCGGGGAACTCTCCGCGAGCCTCAAGGTTTAGCAATGTGCGACGGCTAAGGGTAGTAAGTTCCATCACCTGATTCATATCAACAAGGCGTTCACTTAAACGCATTTTGTCAGCAATAGCCTTTAATTCCTCTACTGCTGGATCCGGATACATCATTTCGGCAATTGGCTTAAGGTCATTGTAATGATTCTGCATTGTATCCCCCTTTACACACGAGCCAGCGGCTGAACAGAAATACCTGAGCCAACAAACGCTGCAATCTTTACTGACAGTTCTTTTACAGACTCAGGCCAGTTCAGAGCATCAACATTTAAGACACCTGTCTTATAGACCTGAGCCTGTGTTTTTTTCGCGGTGTCGATTTGTACAGCGGAAACATAAACCGCTTTACCTACGCTCGAACCATCCCATACCACCAGTGCACCTGTTGCATCTTCCTGCATCAGTGGCGTAAATGCAGGAATTACCCCTTTATTAGCTGAAAATATCCCCAGCGTAGTCACCAGTGCTTCAGTGCCAGCCATGAGTTCAGTGTAATGAGTAGCCATTGCTCCCCCTTAGCCAATGCGAACGGTAACAAAACGATTGATGCGGGCCGGTATTGGCTGTGGTGCTGAATGTGTCTGCACATATTCAATAGCCGGATCACCAGGCACAATATAGTTTTTCGGTGCAAGTTCGGCTTTAGTCAGCCCCATTCGGATTAGCTCCGGATCCTGAATACCGCCATAGGCGACAATCCCCTGAAGAGCCGTATTGCCAAGCACCATCAAATCAGGATCAAGGAAATGTTTTTCAGTTCCGTCCTCGTCGGTATAACGCCCGCTGTAAACAACAATCGCAACATCGCCCATATATCCTTTAAAACTCACCGAATCACCAAGGTCTTTAAGGGCCGTTTCCAGTTCGGAATTAGAACCACGACGGGTATCCAGAGCCTCTTTTATCGCTCTGAATGAACGGTATTTCTTCCATACATTACCGCCCATAATGATGATATTAGTGACGCCCTCACTAAATTCTGCGTAGCTCTCAATATCATCATTTGGATCAAAAGTTTCTTTATCCTTACCTGACCACTCAGCACCGCCGGACTGCGTGATAATATTTTGTGGTTTTATATTCCAGTCCAGTTCATAACGTTCAATGCCATCGCCCTCAATGATATTTTTCCCCGTTGTGATTGCCTGAACGGCAAGCCATTCAATACGTGCACGAATAGCTTTAGCCTGATTTACAATCGCCTGTTTAACTTTAATATTACGCGCTCCAAAAGCATTGTATTGCTCAGGTGATACACCAGCAGGGCGCACAGCTAACTTATTTGGATCAATGCTGCTTTTCGGCTTCATATAGCCTGGACGAATTGTCTTTGATTCGTACCCTTCGTCACGTGAAACTTTACTACCCACCATAGGAGAACAAAACGCTGCAATTGGGATATTTGGATCGTCGATTGTATCAAGAATAATGTCTCTCGATTCAAACATTACCGAGCGAGTGAAAAACAAACTGGTAAACAACGCATTTAATTTTTTTTGCACATCTTCAGCATTAGCCACCTGCACAAGCTGTGTAGGCGAATATAAGTCAACCATACTCATCCTCTTTACATTCATTACAAATAATTGTGAATATATTCTATTACCGATGTCTGCTATGCGAATACATGCAACCAAGTGCAATGTTGTATAAAATATGCCGTGACAACTTCAGTGCTGATAATTCGTGTTAATGTATTTACTTCCTTTGGTCGGGATTTATGTAGCATGCCGGAAAATCTATTTTTTCCGGCTTTTTTTATTTGCAGAATTTAAAACGGTACATTATCGCCGTACGGATCATCATTCCCCGCCTGTTGTTTTGCTCTGTTCAGTGCGTCAGTAGCCTGGCCCTGTTGGCCTTTTTTGCCGCCCGGTCGCACCGTTCGCGCACTGATTACGCTGTCTGCGATAACCTGCCAGCCCTGCCGCGTTTCCCCGTTCTGTCCGGTCCACTGGCTCACCTGCATGTTACCCGCCACGCTCAGGAGTTCACCCTTGCGGTGCTTTGCCAGTGCTTCGGCCTGTCTGCCAAACGCCAGGACGGATAACCACATCGTCGCCGTTCCGTCATCTGCCTGGCTGCACGGCAGGGGGACCGCCATGCTCGCCATAGCCATTTGTGTGCCCTTGCTGGTGGTCTTTAACTGTGGGTCAGCCACCAGCCGCCCGTAAGCCGCTATCTGTGCTGTCATGCTGTCTGCTCTCCGGTTTTAACGTTGATGGTTGTCACCTGTTCCGCTTCGGCAATCTCCCGTTCTGTCAGCGTGGCAAAGTTTGCAGCTGCCGTTGTCATGAATGAGCTAATCAGTTCGGGATGTGCTTTCGCATATCCTTCCCCGGCGTTGCGGTCGATGATTTTTATCGACACCCTTAACCAGTGTTCCGTCAAATCAAGGGCGTGCGATTGTGATTTTTTTATGTGCTTCGCTGTCATAGGCTTTATCTCACAGCAGTAAATTAAAATTTTTGCGTTTTAACCCTTCACCTGTTCACCTTTTGATATTTTATCTTTTAATTCATAATGTTAAGGGGTGAACAGTTTCACAAAAACTATTCACCAACTGTTCACCACTGTTCACCCTTGAAGCTCAATAAACAATCAAAAAGGTGAACAGTGAATAGTTTGGTGAACAGTTCATAAATAACTGTTCACCCTATAACATACTGATACAAAAGATACTTATGACAGGGTGAACAGTGGTGAACAGTTATTCCATAAGTTTAATTTTTGCTATCGTCATTAGTGACCGATACACATGATGGCATCCAGTCTTCTGATTCCTCCGTCAGTGTCACGTTTGAACGCAAACCGTGCTTCGTTTTCCGTTTCATATACTCCCTGCCATATTCCGCCATTGCCCCCGGCATATCTTTACCGAAGCGCGTCAGTGTTACAGGTTTACCAAACCCATGTGCCTTCATATAAGCCAGATAGGCATGATAGAGATACCTGCGCGGGCTGAATGGCACAATTTCAGCATTACCCACTAACAGGCCATCACACATTACCGACGCCATGAGATAGCCGCAGAAGTCCACCAGCGAATCACCTTCACGCTTTATCGCGAGTGCTTCTTCTGATTTCTGCTGCTCATATAAAAGGCGTCTGGCTTCGTCCTGGTCAGCAAACCGTGTAAGCAGATGACGAATCACTACCGCCAGCTCACCTTCTATTTTTTCCGCCAGCATTGAATCGCGTTCGTTCTCCGGTACAACTTCCGAAAAATTGAATATCACCCGACGACGTGAGATCCCCCCGCTGCGGTCACTGAATGACATGGCGTTATTGTTAACCGCCAGCACTACTGCCGGAATACGCGTTGAGTAGGGAGCTTTGTGTTTCGGGTCAATTGCCACCTTGTCACCGCCTGTAATGGCCTTAATCCCTGCCCCATCACCAGCGTAGCGGGTCATATCCGGCATGATAATCAGAGAAAAGCCAACCACTAACGCACGTTCCCTTGCATCTTCCAGCGCCTTCATGCTTGCTGATACTGTATTAGCCTTACCCGCCAGCATGGTGCAAATCTCCGCCATCACGCTTTTACCACTTCCCCCTGGACCTGTTACCTCAATGAATAACTGCCAGTCGTACCGGTTCGCCAGCACCATGAATAATGCCGCCAGTACGCGATCCGCCTTGCGGTCATTCTCAGCCACCGAACGGCGTAACCACTTCCAGAAATTCGGCGCATGTGTTGCCAGCGTTTCCCCCTCTGCTGGTGGGCTGAAAGGTAATTCACTGGCAATTAACAACCAGTCGTTTTTGTTATGCTCCCGAAAATTACCTGTTCTGGTATCAAATACCCCGTTACTGAATCCAATCAGGTTACGGGCTGTATTCCCCATTACAGGCAAACTTAACTTCATGGTATCGACCGCCGATTTAATGGCGTTCTGCGAATAGCTGATCTCCGCATCAATGAAAATCTGCGCCATAGCTCGCTGTAATTCTTTATCCTGTACTGGCTCCCATACAACGCCGTTGTAATGGTGAACAGTGTCAGAGTCAGCATGAATCGCCAGTTCACCGCCATAATGTGCCAGGAGAACTTCGCCGCGTTGACTTGCTCCCATCTGGTTAAGCGCCAGTGATGAAGCGTTATCGTCTTTTACCCGCTCTTTTTTCTTTACAGGCAGTTCAACTACCTTTTTCTTTTCCGCCTGCTCTGCCCGTTCACGTTCCAGATATTCGCGCCAGTTCTCCCGTTTCTGGCTGTGCATTCCTTCAGGGTAATAATCAGCATCCCTGACACCTGCCGCTGCCAGTTTCTGCCCGATGGTATTAACAAGCCCCGGACGCAATAACCCCGCCTGGTAGAGACGCACCCGATAGCGTCCGTCCGGTACGATTTGCAGCTTATCCAGTTCGGCAAGTTGTTGTTCTCCAAGCCAGACAGGAGGCACGCTGTCGCCAGCCAGTCGCCCGTCCTGTTCCTGCCACTGCTTCGCATGTGCCCACGCATCATTACCCGCAAAAATGATGACTTCCGTCATTTTGTCACGCGGCTGGTGTTTTAAATTTGGCGCTTTTTTCATTTCTGCTCTCTCCACGCGGCAATCATGTTTTTCAGTTCCTGTAGTTTTTTATCAACATCCATACATGACACATGGTTATTTCTGGAAAGCGGGATTTCCCGCCTGAATCTGCTAATAAAGATCTCCACGTTCAGCGAACTATGAAATGAATAGCCATCACGAATAAAATACACACGGTCAAACATCAGTTCTTTTACCGTTACTCTGTTACCGTTCTTATCCAGATAAATAGCGCCGGGGATAATTTTGGGGTGTGCATAACCGCTGGCAGTCAAGCCAGATAAATACGTTCTCATGATTATTTATCTCAGATTTGAATCAGTATTCGCTTTCTCTATGGCATTTAATGCATCTGTGGCATTTTCAATGGTGCACCGTAACGAAATATCAAACTGCCCAAGCATTGCCAGTAACAAGCCAATATTACCCATGTCAATGCGCATAGCCTTTTCGTCATATTCCTCATTTTCTGACGCATGCCACATCAGGCTACCAATTGACGCAACAGCCATTGATATATTGTCAGTAGCCCCATCCGCAGCGGAATAAACCTTTTTAGCAATATCATGCTCACAGTTAAAATGCGGATTAATCAGGTACTGGTAATTGGTCATGTCAGGCATGGCACACCTCCTGACGAATACGGGCGGCGAATACAGCAACACAACCTGACGGGCAACGGTTACGCGCTTCGCGTTCCGTCCAGGCGGTTACGTGGATGATTTGAGATTCTCCGGCACTCAGGGCCAGAAAACGCCACACAAAGGCCGTTTGTGTGTGTACAAGGTGTGGTATATGATTTACGGCAACCATAACGGCTCCTCGTTTACGTTGTTGGTTAGAAGCCCTGCGAGTGGTAACGACACTTGCGGGGCTTCGTCGTTTCAATTGCTGAATTGCATGTATCAGCACTTGTGGTATTCACATTACATTTAGGTGAATACCATTTCAAGTCTTTTTTGGTATTCACTTTTGTATTACACTGCATCCCGTTATTAATGGGAGGTGCAAACATGTCCAGGAGTTCTGTTAACAATAAGTCACAGCAACTGAATGCCAGATTTCCACATGAAGTAGTGAGTGGCATTGAGGCATCCCTACAGCCAGGGGAAACTAAAGCGAATTTTATAGTTACGGCTGTACGCGGTGAGATCGCCAGGCGCCAGGCAGAAGGAAGTGGAGAAAATCCCCTTGTGTCTTCACTGGATGCCCTAGCTAATGTCGAACAAATCGGCATCAAGGCAGCGGAGGAAATCGGGCAGCTTATCACCGTTGCACGCGAAGAACTCCAGCGCCGCAAGGCCAAAGAATCAGAATAATCACTATCAGCGCCGTGGTGTGAGGAACTCCGGCGCATTGCTTTACAGGCGCACACAATGACCAACGAAGAATCAACCAAAAAAACATCACCTGCACGAAAAAGACGACGCAGAAAGAAAGAGCATGAATCAGAACGATTCGCGCCGTGTTCTTTTGCCCTTGAGAAGTACCTTAAAGAATACTCATCAAAGGAGAGAGCTTCGCAGTTATGGCAACGCACTGAAACAGACTGATAGCATTGCCCACCAGCCTGATAGCGGCTATCATTGACATGCTTATGTTTAGTGTTTCCAAACTGGCGACCGCCCCAGGTCGCCTTTGTTTTATGTGTCATATGCTCCCCTTTACACTGCCTTACCTGAATTAATGCGATCCCGGCTTTTAACCCATTCCATAACCTCGGACAGCAGCCACCCTACAGAACGACCGCCCAGATTAAGACGTGACGGAAAGCGCCCTTTTTTCTCCAGTTCGTAACGTGTAGTGCGGCACACTCCAGTTAACTTACGACATTCATCCTCACGGATTACGCGATCTTCATTTATTTCACGCAT